TAGTTCTGCCATCTTAGCTTCTATGTCAGCTTTAGGAATAGGTGTTGTTCCATTTAACCATTCTATTTCGCAAGTATCTATATCATTTCCTCTAACAGTAACTTCTGCATTAGGATTTATTTTAAGTATTGCTTTTATAATCATCCTGCTATCTCCAGTAAAGTAATTGCAGCTTTTCCACTATTAACATTTATATCTGCTGAGTTTGATCTACATTTTACTTGAACTTTGTAAGTTAAAGAAGATGTTGAAGACGGAGTGTCTAAATAATGAAATGAGCCAACATTTTGTTGTAATGCTACAGATGAAAAATTATATAAAAACCAAGCATCTTCAAATATTGCTGATGAATCTCTTAAAATTCTCATTCCGTTTCCATCATTGGTGTTAGCTGAAACTGTTGAAGTTCCCATATCAACTAATATTAAAATTTTATTAGATGTAGATGATGGAGTAATAGCAACTGTTAATCCAGTATCTGCATAAGTTGAACTTGTTGTATTAAAATTTGATGTTAAAGTATCTTGAACAACTTGCAAAACCTTACCACCCACACCTGCTGGTAAAGCTGTTACTGCTCCCAAAGATGAATTAGCAATATTACCTTGAGGTATTGTTCCTGATATTGCATTTGCTCCGCCTAGTCTAGTTATTGCCATAATTTATCCTATATTATTTTAAATGCTGAAAATTGAATTTCGTTTATATTTTGTGATGCACCCGCAGTATAATCATACTGCGTTACTGATAATGTTAAATAATCACTAGATCCATTCATAGTAATTATTCCTCCCATAGTAGAAACTGATTGACCTACTGTGTTTGTTCCTTCATTTCCAGCACTAGCTCTAAAATTTGTATTACTTCCATTTTTTTGAATATAACTTTCAAATAAAACCACAGCATTACCACTTGAGCCATGTCTGTTACTATGAGTTGCGGTTACAAAATAATCCCCAGCCACTTGAGGAGTAAATCTTCCATTTGATGTATTGTAATCAGTTCCAGAATTTACAGTTGTGTTTGCTAAAACTATTGTTGTTGCTGTATTTTGAGCCAGAGAATAATTACCAGTTTGGTATGCTGTAAAATATGGTTGATTATCTCCACCAACAGAAGCACCATTATTCTGTAATGTCCCTACGATATTTGTCGTGTCACCAGATGCACCGATAGTGATCGTGTTACTATTCTCGTTGATGA